GCCCGGAGAAGCACGAATGGTTCACGGTCGAGCTCGCCACCGAAGACGTGACCGCGATGGTTCAAGAGGGCAAGCCATGAGCGCGCCGACCGAACACGACCCCGTCCTCGTGCTGCTCTGGATCATGGAGCGCATGGACGGCGTGGCGCTGGAGTACATCGCCCGACGTGAGCGGATGCGGACCTCGACCATGCGGGACATCCTCGCGGCGTGGGGATGCCCGCCAACCCGGTACCGAATGCGCGACGAGTACCACGAGGCCCTCGCGCTGTGGAACACGGGAGACTTCACGTGGTGCGAGATCGCAGAGGAAACGCGTAGCCCCATGGATGCGAAGACCCTGCGCTGTGCCGTGTTCGCGTGGGCGCAGAACATGGAGCTCGAGTACCGTGTGGGTCGACAGAGGGGAGCCAGGCCGAAGCGGCGAAGGGTTGACGCTGCGTAGGGGATGCCGTTAGCATTCTCACGTCCTCCACCGGGACGCGGGCGGCCACCCGCACGCGGGGGCATAAAGCCCCCGCGTCCTCCCCCGGTGCGGACAGGTGGAGACATGACGGTAAGCATCATGGGCCAGAAGGCCCAAGTCTACGCGCGCAAGAAGGGATGGAAAGTCTTTCCGCTGCGCGAACGTGAGAAGATGCCGGCGACGGCCAACGGCTTCAAGGACGCCACGAGCGACCTTGAGGAGATCGCGCGCCTGTGGGGCGAACGCGAGTACAACGTCGGGCTCGCGACGGGCGAAGGCTCGGGCGTGTGGGTCTTCGACGTGGACGGAGACGCGCCGAAAGGCGGCGGTCTCACTGGGCCGGAGGCCCTTGCGCTGCTCGAGGAGCACCACGGCGCGCTGCCGCCTACGCTTACCGTCAGGACCGGGAACGGAGCCCACTACTACTACCGCATGCCGGTCGGGCGAGACCTTCGCAACCGTGCCCGCATCACCATCGATGGTCAGCGTACCGGCCTCGATGTGCGCGCGGATGGTGGGTATGTGGTGCTCCCGCCGAGCGTGCACCCGAACGGGCAGGCGTATGCGTTCGTCAAGGGCTGCAACGAGGTGAGCGACGCACCCGACTGGCTGCTCGACGCGCTCTATCCGCGCAAGCCAGAGCCGACGCCGAAGCCTGCGACCGTCGAGGCGAGCGACGACGACCAAGCGACCGGCCGCGATGTATTGCAGGTTGCAGCAGACCGCATCCGCGCATGCACGGATGGACGGCGGCATGAGACCATTTACCGAGAGAGCGCGATCATCGGCGAGCTCGTTGCGGGCGGGTGTATCGACCGAGAGGCGGCTACGGTCGCTCTGGTCGAGGCTGGCCTCGCCATCGGCAAGCCGGAGGCAGAGGTGCGCCGAACGGTGCGCGATGGGCTGGACCGTGGAGCACAGAGCCCGCGACGCTTCTCCGACGCTCCATCAACCATTCCTCCGACGCCCTACAGGCCGAGCGACGTAGGCAACGCCGCGCGCCTCGTGGACCGTTTCGGTGGCGATGTTCGATGGTGCGACACGGCCCAGGGCGAAGGATGGCTTGTGTGGGACGGCAAGCGATGGGCGCCAGACAGCATGCGTCGCGTTGATGCTATGTCCCGCGAAGTGGCTGCGGACGTCGTGGCTTACGCCGCAGACCTACAGCAGCGAGCGCGCGCAGCAGCCGCAGCAGCTGGACAGACCACAACGCCGGCACAGCAGCGCGCCCTCGCGCAGCTCCGCACCGAAGCCAAGTCATGGATGCTCTGGGCACGCCAGAGCGAAATGGTGTCTCACCTCGGGGCTGTGGCCAAGGTGGCGCGCACTGACGTAGCCATCTCACACGAGGACCTCGACGCAGACCCGTGGCTGCTGAACACGCAGAACGGGATCGTGGACCTTCGCCTCGACGCGCAACGACCGCACGAGCGAGAGGCGCGCATGACGAAGCTGACCGGCACAGAGCTCGGCAACCGGTACGGATGCCCCACGTGGATCGCGTTCCTTACGCGCATCATGGGCGGCAGCGAGGAGATGGTGTCCTTCATCCAGCGAGTGGTGGGGTACTGCCTCAGTGGGAGCACGCGCGAGCAGTGCCTCTTCATCCTTTACGGGAACGGGAGCAACGGCAAGAGCACCTTCCTGGACACGGTGCGCGCTGTGCTCGGAGACTACGCGATGCACGCACGCGCGGAGACTTTCGTGCGCGATAGCCGCGGAGGCATCCCCAACGACATCGCCGCACTGCGAGGCGCACGCCTTGTGACGGCATCGGAGCCTGAGCAGGGCGAGCAGCTGGACGAGGGGCTCGTGAAGGAAATGACGGGCGATGCCGCGATGACGGCGCGCTTCATGCGCTCGGAGTTCTTCACGTTCACGCCGACGTTCAAGGTCCTTCTCGCCACGAACCACCGACCGATCATCCGAGGAACGGATCACGGCATCTGGCGCCGCATTCGCCTCGTGCCGTTCACAGAGACGATCGCCGAGAATGAGAAGGACCGCGACCTCGGGGCGAAACTCGCAGCCGAGTCGCCAGGCATTCTCGCATGGGCTGTGCAGGGATGCGTCGAGTGGCAGCGCATCGGCCTAGCACCGCCGGCTGTGGTGACCGATGCGACGCAAGACTACCGCGCCGACATGGACATCCTCTCTGAGTTCATCGAGGAGAAGTGCATGCTCTACGCAACGGTAGGCAACACGGCGCTCTATCAGGCCTTCAGCGCATGGTCTGCCGCGAACGGAGAGCGCCCTCGGTCGCACCGATGGTTGACCCGTGCGCTCACCGATCGTGGGTACAAACAGGATCCCAACCGTTCCGCAGGTCGCCGCTGGCTCGGACTGTCCTTGCGTGAGCAGCCGTCGCCTGGAGCAAGCCGCGCCGACCGCTCGACGTTCTACTGACGGACACTTCTTCGGACACTTCCGCACCACCTACGATGCGCCTACCATCGATGTGCGGACACTACGGACACTTCTTTTCAACATCATCCCGCGTATGTGAGAAGGTAACGAAACGACACCCACATACATATATACAGATCATGTCGGAAACTTCTGTCCGTAGTGTCCGCATCGCGATGGGAACGGCATCGTAGGCGTCTTCGAAGTGTCCGTCGATCTGTCCGCACCACAGGAGCAACCATGACCGTAGACTTTCGTACCTGGCTCTCGCGGCACAAGAACCGCAACAGCCCTCTCGGCGACCTCGCCACCGATGCACTGAGCAAAGGCGGCAGATGGACGGGAGACTGTCCTGAAACGCTGCGCGATGCCCTCGACCGTCTGCGCGCATGCTCTGCGGCGTACGACACGCTCGACGCAGCCGTGAAGCAGTGGCGGCGCTACAACAAGAGCAAGCAGGGTTGCCGAGGCGCGACCCCACGTTAAAGAACCGATGCGTGGATCTCCACGTGAACGTAGGGAAAGCCGTCCCGGTAATGGTGCCGGGCGGCGCTCCCGGCGACTGGACCGGGCCAGAACGCGCGCGAAAGCCGTGTATACTGACCGACACCCCCCCCGACCCCGTATGGTTCTCGACTTTCTCTCGCTCGACCGGTACCTTGAAGCCAAGAAACGGAGCCCAAATGGCGATCGAACGCCGCAAGCCACGCGACCGGGCGACCAACTACGGCAAGCTGCCCGACACGCAGGAGCGGGTCGAGTACCTGCGTGACGCACTGCGCCACGCGGAGAGCATGGTCACGAAGGCAGAAGAGGCGCGGTCATGGCAAGCGGCCGTTAGCGCGAAGCGCCTCGCGCTCCAGACGCGCGACGAACTAGACTTGGCGCTTGCCAAGGCCTCGGCCCCTGACGACACTATGAGCGATGAGCAACTCCTCTCGATCATGGTCCAGGCCATCGCCTCGCTACCGGCTCAGCATCTCGAGCGCCTCGAGGATGCGATCGCGATCCGACGTGGCGCTCCACCTGTGCGACTGGTTGAGACTGCTTGATCGCCCTCTCCCTCTCTGGCGGCAAAGACTCGGTCGCGGCCTCGCTGCATCTGCGCGAGATGGGTCTCGACCATGTTCGTATCTTCATGGATACGGGGTGGGAGCATGCGGACCTTTACGCGCACCTCGACTATCTAGAGCGCGAACTCGGACCGGTCATTCGGCTTGCTCCGAAGATGCCAGACATCCCGGCCGAGATCCTCGGGCGTGTCGAGGAGATCGAACACGTTGTCGGTCGTTCGCCGTCTGGCTTCGTTCGCTGGGCGGTGCATAAGGCGATGTTCCCAAGTCGCATGCGTCGGTACTGCACCCAAGAGCTGAAGGTCAAGCCTTTCCTCCGCTGGGTCAATGAACAGGACGACGACATCGTCAACGTGGTCGGCATTCGTGCCGAGGAGAGCATCGCTCGCTCGAAGCTCACCGAGCGAGAGCCGATGCTCGGAGCCGAACACGTCGAGGTTTGGCGCCCTCTGTTGAAGTGGACCGAGGCAGACGTGATCGCCATCCACGGAAGGCATGGCGTGCTTCCGTGTCCTCTTTACCTGCGCGGCTCTACCAGGGTCGGATGCTGGCCGTGCATCCAGGCGAACAAGGGAGAGCTTGCCGCGCTTTCAACGGACGATCGACGCGTTGAAGCCATCCGCATGCTCGAGGCTCTTGTCGCTGACCTCGCTCGACTACGAAGGGACAGATCTCCCCCGGCTATGTTTCAGGCACCGATCGCCGAGATGACGGCAGACGGCCCGAAGTACCCATGCTGGCCGATCGATCGTGTTCTCGAATGGTCTCGTACTGCTCGAGGTGGTCGGCAGATGCAGCTCGGTGGTGGATGGGGACAGGAAGCCGGGTGCGCTCGCTGGGGTCTTTGTGAGGTGGCGACGTGAACCTCGCCTCCCTCGCCACGGCGACGAACACGCTAGCGCGTCGGGCACACGCGGACCCGCTGGCCTACTTCAGGCCGACGCCCCCGCAGCTCGCGTTCCTCTCGAGCAACCATCCGATCCGCTTGCTCCGCGCCGGTAACCAGCTGGGTAAGACGTGGGCGGGCCTCGCCGACTGCATCTTCCGCTGTTTGGGCTCGCATCCGTGGACGCTGGTTAAGGCGCCTCCCATCGAGGCGTGGGTCGTGGTCGTGTCGTGGGAGCAGAGCCTGTCCATTCAGGCGAAGCTGTGGAGCCTTCTGCCGAAGGACGCCATCGAACCCGACTGCGAGTACACGCCGGGTAAGGGCTTCCGCGGGCGCACGCCCATCGTGCGGTTCAAGAACGGCAGTGTGCTTCGCATCCGCACGGTCAACCAGGGCGCCCTCGCGCTGGCTGGCTCGACCATTGACTACGTGCTCATCGACGAGCCACCGCCCGAAGAGATCTGGTCCGAGCTCGCGGCGCGCGTGCTGCGCCAGCGAGGGCGCATCGCGATCACGCTTACGCCCATCGGGCTCCCCCTCGGGTGGTTGAGGAAGCTGGTCGAGGAGCAGGTCGTGCAGGACCTGCACTTCCCGCTCACGGTCGAGAACACCACGCCCATCGGCGGGCGTCCTCTGCTCACGCGCGAGGACATCGAGAAGCTCGAGGGGCAGGTGCTCCCGCAAGAGCGCGCCCAGCGCATCCATGGCGAGTGGGACAGCGGATGGGTCGAGGGCCGCGTCTTTAAGATGTTCGACCCGGCGCAGCACGTCCGCGCCGACGTTCCGGCTGGCGAGGCGCTTATCGGTGTGGGCATCGACCACGGCACCGAGGCCGGCGCGCAGGTCGCCGTCCTGACGGCGCTTGTTCGCGACGGCGGCGAGGGGCACCCGAAGATCTGGGTGCTCGACCAGATCGTTTCGGACGGCATGACCACGCCGGACCAGGACGCCGCGGCGCTCCTCGCGATGCTCAAGCGATGCGGTCTGCGCTGGGAGAACGTCGACCGATGGGTGGGAGACCGCAAGGTGTACGGCAGGCGCAACGGGAGCCTCAAGTCGAACGCGATGCTTATGTCCTCGATGGAGCGCGCGCTGAAGCTCCCCACCGGGAGCCTCCCCTTCCGCATCCACACGGCGTACAAGCCTCGCGGATCGGTCTTCGAAGGCTACCGGGTGCTGTCCGCGGCGATGCTCCGAAACGACTTCAGCATCAACCCACGATGCCGCGGGCTCATCGACGACCTACAGAAGTTCGATGGGCGAGAGGCCAGCGAGCACAAGCACAGCATCGACGCGCTGCGCTACACGCTCGAACTGTATACTAGGCGCCTATACCAGCCGACCGCGATAAGGCTCGGGTAACGGGGGGTCCATGTACGCTTACACGAAGATGCCGCAGCCGCCGGCGCCGAGTAACCCCGACGAGGCCGCGCGCTGGGAGCACACCCGGCATCGTCGCGCTCTCATGGAGGGACGCTGGCAGCGGCTCTTAGAGGACCGTCTCCAGATGCAGCTGGGCAGCACGCGCCGTCAGGCGTGGGGCATCCCCGACATCAGCAGCAACCCCTTCAAGGTCTGCGCTACCGAGCTGGCGACGCTCTACGATGCCCCCCCGGACGTTTCCCACAACACGGCGGGTGGAGCGGTCGACGCGCTGTGCGGGTCTAACGGGCTCATCGCGCGTGCCGGCCTCTGGCCGCAGATGGCACGGTTTCAGAGCATGGTCATCGCGCTGCGCGAAATGTGGATGCGCATCGACGTCGAGGACAACCGGCTGACGTATCGGCCTGTCTCGCCCGATATGACCATCGCCGAGGCCGACCCTAGCCGTCCTACGGTCCCCCTGGCGTACGCCGAGATCCGTCTGCGTCACTTCCGCGGGGAAGCCGTGTGGCTCTGGGACGTGCTGGACATTCGCGACCCGGCGAACCCTTCGTACACGGTGCGTGTGGCGAAGGACGGCGGCATGGGCGAGGACGTGACCCTCGAGGTGCTCGGCGCCACCTACTCGGGCGAGGCCTACCCCTACCGTCGCGCGGATGGCACGCCGATTCTTCCGGTCGTGCTCTACCACGCGAGCCTCTACGGGGACCGACTGTTCGACGCCTTCAACGGCATTGAGCTTTACGAAGGCTCACTCAACCTCGCGGTCTACTACAGCTTCCTCGCGCACACACTTCGTGATGCCTCGTTCCCGCAGCGGTGGGCCATCGGCGTGCGTGTGGCGGGCTCCGATATGGTCGACGGCGGCACACGCGGGCAGCGCGTCGAGGTCGTGACCGACCCGACGACGATCCTTATGCTCGACGCGGCGATGGAACAGCAGCCACAGGTCGGACAGTTCGACGCGTCGGCAGACGTGGAGAAGCTGGAGGCGACCATCGCGGCTATCGCCCATCGCCTCGCCACCGACGCGGGCCTCTCGCCTAGCGAGCTCCAGCGCACGAGCGGGAGCGCCAAGAGCGGCTACGCCATCAGTCTGTCCTCCGAGGGTAAGCGGACGGCGCAGAGGAAGTACATTCTCCAGCAGCGCGACGCGGACGAGCGCCTCGTCGCTATCTCTGCGGCACTCTTCAACCGTGCGACCGGTTCGCAGTTCCCCGAGGGCGGGTACTCGGTCATGTACCGGGAGATCCCGCTCTCGCCTGAGGAGATGCAGGCTCGCCGCACGCACGCGATGGAGATGATGGAGGCCGGCCTCATGGACAAGGTCGAGGCGCTCCGGCTGTTCGGGTCTATGACCCACGAGGACGCCGTCGCGCGCCTCGAGCAAATCGCTCTCGCGAAGGCTGCGGAGGCCCGCATGATGGAGAGCACGCCGCCGGCCGTTGAAGAAGGAGAAACAGGAGGACGGCCGGCGACGGCCGCACCCGATGTATCCCCTGCGCACGCAGAGGCGATGTCCGAAGTCGGCGAGGAGCTCGACGCGGCAGAGGAGGCCCTCGCCGCTCTCGACCTGGACGAGGCGAACGCGGCCGTCGTGGCGGCGGTCATCGAGAGCCTCCGCGAGGCGCGCGGCTACCTCGGACTCGGCCCGAAGGTCGAGGCAGAGGTCGAGATCCACGAAGACGTGGAAGAAGACGAGGCGACGACCTGATGCCGTTCATCTCGGAACGTCAGCGCGACTATCTGAAGCGTGAACACCCCGAGGTGTACCGGCGCTTCCTGCGTGACGAGCGCGCGATGGGCTTTGAGCTCCGCGCCCCCGTCGAGGTCGCCGCCGTTGCGAAGCGTGGACTCGAGAACCGGCGCAAGTACGGCCGAGGCGGGACGCTGGTCGGTGCGCGTCGCGCGTCGCAGCTGGCGAACCGCGACGTGGTGAGCATCGAGACCATTAAGCGCATGGTCGCGTACTTCCAGCGCCACGAGGTGGACCTCGAGGCGCCGGCCGCTCGCCCAGGGCATCCGCAGTATCCGAGTGCCGGGCGCATCGCGTGGGACCTCTGGGGCGGCGCCCCCGGTCGTGCGTGGGCGCGTCGGCAACTAGCAGTCTGGGAGCGCGTGCAAGCCGCACGCGAGGAGGAAGAATGACAGAGGAAGGAACGACGACCACGACCACGACCACGGCAGAAGCCAGCGACAACGGAGCGGGCGCCCGCATCCGGCAGCTCGTTGCGCGAGTCAAGGAACTCGAGGGGCGCGTCAGCGAACTGACGCCGCTCGCCGAGAGCGCAGAGAAGTACCGGGCGCAGATCGAGGAGGTCAAGGCTGCGAGCAAGGCCGAGCGCGAGGCGCTCCGCACCGAGCGCGAGATCGCCGCGGCTGGCATCACTGATGCCGAGGGCATCGACTACGTGCAGCATGCATACAACCGGCTCCCCAGCGAGGGCCGTCCCCCGCTCGCGGAATGGCTCGGAAACAAGGACGCCCTCCCGAAGGCAGTGCGTGCCTACCTGCCCGAGGCCGCGCCCGCAGCCCCAGCAGCTGCTCCGGCACCCGTGACCACGGCGATGCCGAAGACGAACGCAGGCACGGTCACGCAGACGCCTCCGGCCACCACGGCGTGGACGCCCGAGAGCATCATGCGCCTATCGCCCGCAGAGTTCCGAGCGAACGCCGCAGCCATCAAGGCCGCGCTCTCCACGCCTTGACATTCTGTCACTGGTAGGCTTACCGTAGGCGTGGGGGACCTCCCCCACGCGCTCGGGGCAAGCTCCCGTAAAAAGCGACAGGCGCGGCAAACTCGAACCTATCTAGGAGGCCACTATGGCCAACATCGACTTCGCCGCTCTTGACGGCAACGCCCGCGCCGCTGCGGTCCTCTACCAGTCCATCGTGCTGAAGCTCGCCGACACCGGCAGCCTTCGCAACGCGCCGTGCTTCCTCAACGTGGGCAGCGTGAACGGCAGCGGCAGCGACAGCATCCAGGTGCCCGTCGTCGGCCTCAACGGCACCGACATCATGAGCGCCCCCGGCGACGGTGTGAGTGTCTCCAACACCTCGATCACGTCCGCTGCGGCGACGGTGGTCGTGGCTCGTCAGGCGCTGCGCTACGACCTCACGGACCTCGCCCGCGCGACCAACTCGGTCCCTGGTGGCGTGGACCTCGATGGTCTGTCGAACGCGATGGTCGCGGCCTTTAACGGCCGATTCAACCAGTTGGCGTGCAACCTGTCCTCGGGCTTCGCGACGCAGGTCGGCAGCACGGGTGTGGACCTCACCACGGACACGTTCTACTCCGCGATCTTCGCGCTCCAGCTCCAGAGCGTGATGGGGGAGTATGACTGCATCTTGCACCCCCAGCAGTACAACGACCTCATGTCCAGCCTCCGCGCGGAGACGGGCCCGGGTCAGTACATCGCGGCGAACCAGGAGCAGACCAGCGCGCTGGGCACGTCCTACAAGGGCAAGCTGTTCGGCGTCAACGTGCACGTCAGCAGCTACGTCCCGACCGCGAACGCGGGCGCGGACTATCGCGGCATGATGCTCGGCAACGGCGCCATCGCCTACGCCCTCGGGACCCCTGCGCCCATCGCGGCGGCGGGCGGCGTCATCATCCCGGCCGGCGCCCCCGTGGCGGTCGAGTGGGAGCGTGACGCGGCCTCGGGCCTCACCAAGGTTGTGGGCAGCGCCTTCCTCGGCGTTGCGGAGCTCCAGGACCTCAAGGGCGTCGGCATCGTCAGCGACCTGTGATGGTCTGCTAGGCTCTGCCTAGCGCCAAGGCGTGTCCGTGCTTATGGTACGGGCACGCCTTCGTGCGTAAGGAGAAACAACAGATGGCAGCGAACTTCGGAACGGCTGACGGCGGCAACTTTGCAGCGCAGCCGGCGTCTCGCCCGGCTGGAATGGCGACCCTGCTCAACCTGCCGAGCAACGCGGCATGGTGGTACACCCATCACCCGGGACACTGGCAGTGCGTGGACGGCGAGTGGCTCCCCGACCTCGGGCAGATGGTAGCGATCCCCGGCCTCAACCGCGTGGACAAGCACGGCGACACGGCGCTTGCCGAGGTACACCTCGCAAAGAAGGGCATGACCGTCATTCCTTGGGAGGTCGAGCCGGGTGGCTACTGCATTCAGTACGCTGGTGCGAACGGTCCCGTGTTCTTGAGCAAGTGGGAGAAGCCGAAGCTCGTGGCGGGTCAGACACGCATGAGCGTGGACCACGAGGGCTACCGGGCCTTCTGCCGTCGCCTCGTCGCTGACGGCATCATCAAGATCCCCGACCCCGACTTCATCAACGTCATCATCGAGCGCCAGGAGCGCGTGGTGAGCGAGCACCAGACTCGCGCGCCGACGCATCCCGGCAGCGCGCTCGCGCTCCCCGTCGAGAGCAAGCGCCTCGATGACATGCGCGCCGCACGTGAGCGCATGTATACTCCCGTCAAGGGACCGAAGGCGAAGGCATGAGCGGGGAGCGAAAGGACATCGCAGCAGCCAAGGAAGCCATGACGCGCCGTCTTGTCGAGGGCGGCATGCCGGCGCAGCGCGCCGAGCAGGTGGCACGCGAGCAAGCGCGTAAGGCAGACCGGCGCGAACGCGATAAGTAACGGAAGGGGGACACGATGAGCATCAGCGAGACGCTCTACACGGCACGGTTTCGCTCTGGCGAGACCATCGAGCGTGGGCGTAATCAGGATCTCACGTGTCCCGTCTACCGTGCGGGCGCGCTCGTCGCGCCGCTCTCGGGCACGCTCACGGTCTACCGTGCGGATGGTACGGTCGTGGTCAACGCCGCGGCCGTGACCATCACGGGCAGCGTGGCGACCTACGCGCTGCTCGGCACGGTGACCAGCTCGCTCGCGCTGGAAGAGGGCTGGCTTCTGGAGTGGACGCTCCAGATGACCGCGACGATGCAGAATGTGTTTAGGAACGACGGCGCGCTTTGCCGCAGAACCCTCTATCCAGTCGTTTCGGACGCAGACCTGTTCCAGCGCCACAGCGACCTCCCGGCGCTGCTCGCGACGGGCGTTACCTCGTACCAGTCATATTTGGACGAGGCATGGATCACGCTCACGAACCGCATCACGGCGCAGGGACGCCGGCCGTACCTCATCATTCAGCCGAGCGCGCTGCGTGACGCGCACCTCGCGCTGACGCTCCAGCTCATCTTCCTCGACTTCCAGACATCGGCCGGGGAGGGCGCTAGGTGGCAAGCCCTCAGTGAACACTACGGCCGCGCCTACACCGAGGCATGGGGCCAGCTCCGTTTCAGTTACGACGAGAGCGACGAGAACAAGGTTAATCCGAACACGAAGAAGAGCGGCACCTCGACGGTGTGGCTCAATGGCCGCGGCGGCTATCCGACCTTCGGTGGCTGGTACTGATGGCGAGCAAGACGGTACGGCAGCTGCGCGAGGACGTGACCGCACGGATCCTCACGCTCACCGGGTGGAAGGAGTCGCGCGTGGCTCCCGACAACTTCGGGCGTGACGCTGACAGCATCGCACACAAGGCGTTCGCCGTGCATCCGACCTCGACAGACGACCTGCGCGCTTATCGCGGGCGCCCGGCCGAGGGCCTCCTCGTGGAGACGACGCTCGAGGTGCGCTACTCCTGGCGCCTCGCGCCGAAGGGCATGAGCGACAGCTACGACGATGCCCTCGACGGCGAGCAGAGCGTGGTGAACAAGCTGATGGTCTACGACGCGACGTGGCCCTCGTCCTACAAGGTGCAGCTCATCAGCACCACACGCGAAACATCGGTACTCGGCGAATGGGTCGTCGGTGTGATAACGTTCCGCATCGTTCACACGCTTCCGCTTCAGTAGGGGGACATCATGGCTGTTTCGTCTGTCGTCAAGAACTTCCGCGACGGCACCATTCTCATCGAGGACGGAACCGGCACTCCGCTCGCCGTTACCGTCCAGTACGAGGCCGGCGACTTCTCGATCTCGGGGCTCAACCAGAGCAACACCGAGGCGACGACGTACCTCGACCGCGGAGAGCTGGGCAGCGTGCGTAAGACCTCGCGCACGTTCCCGACGTTCTCCTTCTCGGCGCACATGACGGACCTCTCCGACAACACCGACAAGCTCCTCTACGATGCCGTGAACAAGACCGGCGCGTTCGCGTCTGCGGTGTCCACGGGCGGTACTGCCTCCGACGTGTACCTGCTCAAGGTCACCTTCACCGTCGAGGGTACGAACTTCGGCGACAGCGCAGACCACGTGATGGTTCTCAATAACTGCCACCTGTCGCTTGACCTGTCGGAAGGAGACCCGAACTCCTTCTCCATTTCGGGAACCGTGTACGGTGCCATCACGGCGACCTGACCGAACTCGTAAGCATCGCTTACAGGTTGACGCGCCCCCCGTGCTACATGGTGCGGGGGGCGTTTCACGTCTGAAGGAGGAAGGATGGAAGTCACTCTCGGGAAGCACAAGGTCACGCTCAAGAAGCCGTCGTCGTTCATGTCGGCGCGCGAGGTCACCATCGCCGTGGGCGTTAGCGCCCTGCGCGGGCTCGGTGCGGCGCTCGGCGTGTGCTGGGCGAGCAAGCCTCTGAAGGCCACGCTCGCCGGATGCAAGTACGATACCCTCGCCTACGGCGGCGCTGTCGTTGACGAGCTGGTAGCCCTGGGCGTGACCGAGGCCGAGATCTACACGGCCGGGAAGGAAGCCCTCGACCTCGTCCTCGAGGCCATCCCGCGCGAGCCCGAGGTCGCGACCGTTGAGGGTTTTACCGATCCGGAGCCGGAGCCCTCGACGCCGTAGCCATCGAGATCGGGCTCACGTTCTGCGGCGATCCCGACGCGTTCTATGCGTGGACACGCGACCAGCAGGAGCGCGTCCTCGCGTGGTGGCGGGTCAAGCACACGGCGCCTCCGAAGCCTCAACGCGGGAAGCCGCGCGAAGGTGATAGTATGTCCCCCGAGGCGCGAGCCTTCTGGGGGATAGGTGGCGGGTAAGCGGATCACGGTAGGTCGAGCATCCACGTCCATCGGGCCCGAGCTCGAGGCGGCGCTCGACCGCATGATCTCTACGACCTACGCCGAAATCAAGCGCGAGGTCGAGAGCATCGCGTCGGACGTGACCGACTACGCTCGCGGCGAGTGGTACCAGAACGTCACGCGCCGCACGGGCAAGACGGGCGAGGGCATCGACTACGAGATGCGGATCACGCCTACGCACCTCAAGGGCGTGGTCTTCTCGCACACGAAGGCGACGTACTACGTGCATCGCCCTGGTCCGTTCTCTCGCCTCGGTCGTCGCGTCGATGGCGAGGAGTTCGCCACCATCATGCAGCAGTACCGCAACACGGGGACCATTCCCGAGGGCTACACGGTCGAGCGGTACACGCGCACCCGGCGTCCTGTCGGCGTGTTCCGCATCAACACCGAGAGCGCACGCCCACGCGACGGGAAGAACGTCTGGAAGATCGTCGTGCTCGACTACGGCAAGCGCCTCGTGAAGCAGCGCCTCCCAGAGATCGACAAGGCACTACAGGCCGCAGCGCGTCGCGTTGCAGCGTAGGGGGAACCGATGGCTAGCGTAGAACTGAGCGTAGACGCCAACCTCTCGGGGCTGCGTCAGCAGCTGGAGAGCATCCCCGGGCTGACCGCAGAGCAGGCGAGGCTCATGACCGCGGAACTCAACAAGAGCATCCGTGCGAGCGAGCGAGCGGCGAAGGCTGCGGCCGATGCCAGCAAGCGGGCGATGGCTAGCGCCTCTGAGAGCGCGCGTGAGGCGGCTGCGGACGTGGGCAAGGTGGGAGACCGGTTCGGGACTGTAGGCTCGTCTGCGGGCAAGCTGGCGGGCGCCCTGTCGATGCTGGGGCCGGCGCTCGGCGACAGTGCGCGCAACGTGGCCGACCTCGCGGACGTGGGCGAGGTGGGCGCTCTGGCGTTCGAGGGCTTCGGGGCGGTCCTGCTCCCCTTGACGGCTACGCTTGCGCTCTTCGCTGCGGGACTCGCCCCCATCGGGGAGCTCATCCTCGAGGAGCAGCGACGCGCAGAGCAGACGGCCGTCGCTCTGGAGAAGTACGAGGCGGCGACGAAGGCAGCGGACGAGGCAAACGCGAAGTTTTCGTCTAGCCTCTCCGGCGTCAACGACTACATCCGGATCTCCACCGGCCTCGAAACGATGGCGGCGCAGACCGCTAGGAAGCGAGGCGAGGCACTACGCGAGGAAGCCGCGGCGACGACGGCCGCGACGCAGGAGCAGATCGCACGCGCTGACGCCATCCTCGCGCTGCGTCAGGCAGAGCAGACGGCTATTGCGAACCACATCCTTCTCGGAAAGGCGACCGACGAGGAGCGCGCGAAGCTGGCGCAGCTGGGGCCCGAGATCGAAGCCATCACGGCCGCGCAGGCACAGCGCCGTGCGCGTCTGGTCGAGGTCAACGCAACGACCGAGGACAGCATCGAGTTCATGCGCCTCGAGGCCGAGGCTATCGACCAGGTAGCCCGCAATGACAAGCGCCGTGCAGCGGCGAAGGATGCGTCAGCAGCAGCCGCGCGCGCGCACGCTGAGGCTCTGGCCGTCGAGGCAGCACAGCAGCGCGAGCTCGACGTGGTGCTCTCGAAGGCGCGCAGCATCATCGACTCGCAGCTCGACCAGACCGGGCGCATCTTCCAGCAGCAGCGTGAGCTACGCGCCGAGCTCGAGAAGCACCCAGAGGCCTTCGGCACGGTGACGGCGGCTATCGCTGTGCTCGACAAGCAGCTCGAGGCGCTGGACGACCAGGAGATCGACGCCTACCTCAAGCGGCAGGCAGAGGCGGCGAAGGAGCTTCAGAGCGCGTTTGAGGTGCTCATCCCGCCCGAGGTCCCCACGCGCCAAGAGCAGTTCGCCACGCTGACCGAACAGGTCACGCAGGCGATGCGCGACGGGACGATCACCTTCGACGAGTACCGGGCGAAGCTCGAGCAGATCAAGGAGGCGCAGGAGGAGACGTTCAACGTCGAGGACGTGGCGTCCTTCTTCTCGGGTGTGCAGAGCTACGCCAACGACCTGTACGGCAACCTCCAGCAGGTGAGCGACTTCTTCACCGAGCAGGCAAACAGCAAGGTCGAGGAAGCCATCGCAGCCCGTAAGCGCCTCGGGAAGGACGCGACCGAGGAAGAGCGCCGGCAGGCTAAGGAGCGAGTCGAGGACGCGAAGGAAGCAGCGCGTAAGGCGTTCGAGGTAAACAAGGCGCTCCAGATCGCACAGGTCGTCGTCAACACGGCGGCAGCTGTCGCGCAGGCTCTGGCATCCGCGCCTCCTCCGTTCAACGCGCTAGCCGCAGCGGGTGCAGCGGCAGCCGGCGCCGTCCAGCTGGCGACGGTGCAGAGCACCGAGCCCAAGTTCCACAAAGGCGGGCTCATCGGCCAGCCTGACGAGCAAACGGCTATCGTTCGACGCGGTGAGGCCGTGCTCAACCCGATGGGGCGCAGCCTCCTCGGCGACGACACCATCCGCGCAGCGAACGCCGGTATGGGCAGCGGGAGCGGCGGGCACGCGGTGCAGGTCGTGTACAAGCACAAGAGCTTCGACTACTTCGTGCGCGACCACTTGCGAACGAACGCTACCCTCCCGCGTGCGTTAAACGCTGGGCGTAGGCTCGGGCAGAGGGGGGGCTAAAGCATGGCGAACGCCGTTACCGTCAACGCTCTGCGGGGCATCCTCGTACACGACGAGCGGATCAACGCCGCGACGTTCAGCGAGGCGCTGTCCAGTGTCTCACAGGCTGGCCCACGTCCAGGCGTTCCGGTCCCCTCGCGGGACACCGATATGGTCCTCGAAACGAGCGGCGACTCTGTCGAGCAGACCACGATCACCGTACGGACGGTGCGAGCTGGCGGCGTGTCGGCGTCCCCCGATGGAGAGGTCGAACCCGGCGCCTTCGCGATGCGGACGAACGGTATCAACTGGCTCGGGTGGAATGGCCCGCTCGTGTTCTCGGGCTGGAGCCCGCTGCACACGTTCGCTTCGGGCGGTGCTGCGAACCAGTACGGCAACATGCACGCCGTGCACACCGACGACGGAACGATGCTCACGGCGGCGCAACGGTTCACGTCTGCCGGGTCCATCCGCAACCTCGTGATCCTGCGGACGGTCGGTGCGAGCACCACGACCATCGTTGTAGACACGCAGGCGGCGGCACTTGCGGTCTACTGCCCGACGCTGGTCAAGCTCCCCGAGGGGCGTCTTCTGCTCCTCTCCACGAAGAGCGTGACGGGCGGGCAGTACACGATCCGCGCGTGGACCTCGACCGACGACGGCGCAACGTGGACGCGCAGCGCGGATAGCGTCATTCGTGACGAGCTGGACGGCGCAGTGCTGGTGCCTCGCCGGCTGCGTGCGGCCTACAGCAACGGTCAGATCCTCATGCTGCTCGCCTTCCGTGACACGACCGCGACGGTTGCGGACTCGTTCAAGCAGTACGCGAGCGCCGACATGGGCGCGTCCTTCGCCCTGGTCCAGACCGTGGACAACACGACCGCGGCGAACGACTACACTGGCGGCGTCCACGACATCGTCGCTACCCCATCCGGAACGTTCCTAGCGACGTTCTGCGCCTCGTCGCGCACGTCCTATGGCGCTAACTCCGCGGTGCTGTATAAGGTGCTCCCCTCGGCGTGGGTCGCGTGGCAGACCGTGGTCACGCAGACCATCACGGGGCTGGGCTCCCCCAGCGCGAACCTGACAGCGGGCGGATCGCTCTCGACGAGCACGGAGCTCTGCGCCACGCGCGACGAGGACGGTACGGTTTACGTCTACGCCCTCGACTTCTCGACGAGCCAGCAGACGCAGATCGTGCGGAGCACCTCGGACGTGTTCACCGACTGGGTCGAGGTGGGGCTCCCCAACGCGAGCACGCCAAACGTCGCGTGGAGCTCTGGCGGCTTCGAGTGGGTCAGCGGCACCGTCACGGCGTACAACGGGACCATCCGCCTCGTGTCGTCGTGGGACTCGGCGACGTGGCCGGGTCAGATCGGTATCACCACATTCGCCGGGTACGCGACGGCGTGCGTGCCCTGGTATCCGGCGACCGAAGCCGCCTCGGATAAGCTGCTCGGGTCGCGTCTCACGTGGAGCCCGCATTGGCTCCCCGATGCGGCTGGATGGACGCTCGCGACGGCCGGCGTGCCCACGGTGGCGCTCAACGCCGCGGGGTATCTGTCCATCGTGTCGCCCGCTGCGGCCGTCAACACGTACACGCAGGCAGGCCCTGCGCTGACGGCGAACCACACGGTCGCGGCATTCGCAGAGTGGATCGCGACGACGGATCGCAGCGAGATCCGACTCGCGTCGAGCAATGGCACCCAGACCTACGGCATCCGCGTGCGCTGCTCTGGCACGACGGTCGATGTCCTCGACAGCAACGGCGGGGCCTCGCTCGGGTCGGCTAGCATCACGGCCGGTTCGCGCATCCAGATCCGCGCCTTCCTTGAGAACAACGGCGCGACTGCGAACGCTGTGGTCTACCTCGGGACCGGCGCTGGCGGGTTCGTCACGCTCCGACCGTTTCAGCGCATCGTGAACGTGAACACGGTGAGCAACGCGGGTGTCACTGCCGCGGCTACCTCGGTCACGTGGGGACAGTTCTCGCTCGTCAATCCCGCCGAATCTCGCTGGTACGGCGTGGGCTGGATGGCGGCTGCGGGTGTGTCCTCGGTCTACAACCTCACGCTCCCCACCGACCTCCCGGGTCGCCCCTTCTCGGCGTATCCGCAGACGCTGGACTATGGCACGCTGGTCCGCGCTGTGGCTGGTCCGACGCTCGCAGGCGATGAGTGGACGATCACGCCGCGCTACGACTACGACATTGACAACGTCCTCGTGAGCGAGGCGCCCTCGCCGCGTCAGTCGTGGCGCTCCGTCGATGCGACCCAGCACCAGCTCACGTGGGTCATCGAGAGCGGAGCGGGAGCGGTTACCCCTCTGCGTGGGCCTCTCGGTGCGCTCTACCTGGGCGGCGTCAACTTCAGGACGGCTACCCTCGAGGGGCGCAACGGAGCCGGCGCGTGGGTGAGCCTCGGCGTGATCGACATGGCGGCGCAGAGCCGGCCGCTCAAGTGGGTGCGTAACGGTACGATCATCGAGCCCGACACCAGCAGCGCGACGAGCGCCGGCTACTTCTGGCCGCATGGTGTGTTGCGGGGAGCGCGCTTCGTGCCCGACGTGACCGCGGCCTCGGGCCTGACGGCGAAGGCGATCAGCAACTCCAGCGAAGGCAACTGGACGAACCAGAGCGGGCGCCGGCTGCGCCTCGAGGTGTCGGACACCTCTGGCCTCGGGTCGAGCGGCACGAACGGCGCTATCGTCCACAGGTCGGGCCTTCTCGTGTGGAACAATGACCCGCGGTACAACGCGTACAGGCTCACCATTCCGGCGCAGCACACCGTGGAGGACTACTTCGAGATCGGGACGATGGTTCTCGGTCACATCCTCGCGTTCGGGCGCCGGTACAGCTGGGGGCGCACGGTGCAGACCTCGCCGAACACGGCGCTAACGACGGGACGCTCTGGCGCACGTCGGGCGCAGAACTTCGGCCCATCGCGCCGGTCTGTAGAGTTTGGGTGGACGGATGGCACCGACCTATCCGCAGTTCGGCAGGGGGGACCTGCGGACTACGTGAACGCCGCGGCCTCGGGAGGTGGCGAGGCCGCGGCTACCTGGTTCGACGCGCCGCTCTCGATGGAGGGCCTCGTGCGCGAGCTCTACGGGAGCCAGACGCCGGTCGTTTACCTTCCGTGGATCGAGCGTCAGGCGCTGGGCACGGTCTACACGGCGAGCCATCCCGACCTCATGATGTACGGCCGCATCGTCTCCGACGTGAGCATCGAGACCGTACAAGGCGAGGAGTGGATCGCGAGCGGCGCGGCTAACGGCGAAGTCGTCCGCACCTCGGTCATTCGCCTCGAGGAGGAACTGTGACCGACAGGTGGACCGAGGCGCAGCTGCGCGAGGAAATCTACTGGGTCCTCGCGCTTGAGTGGGCGGGCGGGACGTTCTACGTGTCCACCGACTCGCTGTACATCGTGGACGGTGACGACACCATCACGACGACGCCCGATCTCGTGGACTATCCAGCGGTCGAGGAGGCCCTAGAAATCTGGAGCGTCGAGACGCCGCGCCTTTCGGTCCCACTCTCGTTCATCCTGCCCGTCGACGTGCCGGGGCTCATCGCAGAGGGCCACGCCCTCGACGGGGCTGTGGGCGAGCTCTCCCAGTGGGCACGCGGCACGGAGTGGAGCGCGCGCCGTGTGGTCGTGCGGGGCAAGCTGGTAGACCCAGAATACGGCGCCGAATGGGAGCCCGTTACGTGCTCGCTCGAGGAGATGGTCGCCGATGACCAGACGACCATCCCTGTGCAGCCCATCACCATCGCCTCGTGGCTTGCTCGCGCCGTGAGCACGGTTTCGTCGGCAGACGTGGGGGATGCTGGCGTCGTGGTCCCGATGGTCTGGGGGACGCCGGGAGCAACGACCGCAGCCGGGAGCCCGGCGCCCATCATCGGGACGAGCGGCTCGCTGGTATACCTTGGCATCGCGTGCCACTACGTGGAGGCGTTCTCGGTGGACATCATCGACAGCGCCGGCACGACGGAGACGTTCGTCGTGTACTACACGGACATTCGTCAATACTGGGGCTTCACGCGAGGCATTCCACTTGTCGCGTGGGTCGTGGTCGACACGAGCACCACGTCCCTCGTGCTGACCGACTCGCTCTTCGCCATCTGGAACAACGGCGCGGCGCTCGTGGACGAGAGCAGGCAGGCTATCCGCGGAGTGGGTGACCTGCTCGCGCACGTCCTTCGCACCTCTGCGCTGCGTGTGGACTACGGCCGCGTCGATGCCGTGCGTCCCCTGCTCAACCAGTACCAGACGAGCGGGTACATCGATGAGGTCGTGGCGCTCGGGGAGTACATCACCGAGGTCCTCGCCGCCGTGTTCCCGTTCGCGATGGCTGGCGGGCAGGGCGGCGTGTACCCGTTCATCTGGCCGGTCTACCCGCAGGCATCCTCTGCCGTCGCGGTGCTCTCCACGGACCTCGACCCGAACCTCGAGCGCGTGGGGCGCATCGCCTACGAGGGCTCCGACGAGGTCGCCACCGACATCGAGCTCCGGTACACGTGGAACCCGCAGACCGAGGGCTACATGGTCGCCCGCTCGGTGGGCGGCGAGGTGTCCGTCGCGGACCCCGACCGAATGACCATCGCGCAGCTCATCGGCCCGAGGTCGCGCTACGGGCTTCGGCGCAAGGTGCTCGAGACGACGGTCGTGCATGACGCGACGACGGCTAGCAAGGTGCTCCTCGCCCAGGCGGCACGCTACGGTCAGCCCGCGCGCATGGTGCAGTACATCGCGCCACGCCGGTACGGATGGCTTCGGCGTGGGGACCTCATCGCGCTTACGGATGTCGAGGTCGCAGCCGCGTCGCAGCTCTGCCTCATTGAAGGCTTGCAGTGGACCGAGGACGGCGCGCTGACGCTCACGCTGCGATACATCGAGGCGGGAGCCTAACCATGGCACGCGTACCGCTCACACGGAACAGCACCGGACAGTTCGCCCGCGTGGCGCAGCTGGTAGCCGGGACGAATGTCACGATCTCCGAGAGTCTCGCGGGCGAGGTGCTTACGGTCACGGTCGCCGCATCTGGCGGTGGCGGTGGCGGTGGGACGCCCGCAACGACGGTCGTGAGCGAGACCTCTTTCGGGCAGAGCCCGGCCGTGGGAACCTCGACGGACTACGCCCGCGGGGACCACACCCACGGCACGCCGGCCGTTCCTACTCACTCTGCCCTCTCCTCGCTCGCGTGGACCTCGAGCGGGCATACGGGCAGCACGACGAGCGTGGCGGCGTTCGACGGTGGGGGCGCCGCACAGGCAGTGCAGGCTACCGCAGATGAGACGATGCTCGTGCGTCGTGGTGGCATCCTTCAGTGGGTGGCCATCGCCGCGGCGGTCAGTCTCCTCGCCAACGCTTACGATGAAGAGGACCTCTCCGGTCAGGCCCTCACGCTCGACACTGCCGGCGTGTTCCCCGGTACCATCTCCTAGGAGGACGCGTGGCTCTCTCGCCGCTCAACTGGAAGTATGTAGGAGCCGCCAACTTCACGGGCGGGAGCATCTCGGCGTGCCTCGACGCCATCTATACGCTCGGACAGGCGACGACGTACGCGAATGGTACGACGCGCACGCCCGGGACAGGTAGCGCCTGGACGTGGGCGCGCGAGCAAATCAGCAGCGTAACGGAGGCCGCATACGGCAACCCGCCCACGAACGCCCTAGGGATGCGGTACATCGTCGCGAACACGACGAGAGTGCAGTCCTACACACTGCTTACTCCCGACAACGTGACGACCAACAACTGTCTAATCTATGGGATGAACCGAGGGAGTGGCGCCTATACGTCGTGGGTCAACGCGCAGCCGTTCACCTCGGGGTTCAGTGGGTACTGGAAGTGGAGCCGCACCTTCTCCACGGTCTCCTATGACCGCGTGTTCATGTGGGAGTCGCAAGAGGGATGCGTCATGCAGGTCTGTCAAGCGGCGACGTTCGGCACGACTTCCGCGGTGGCCTTCGGCGCGCTCCTCGACCCGCTCTCCAGCGCCGCAGGTACGGCCGAGAGCGACGGGCGCGTGTACATGATGACGGGGCAAGGCTCCACGAGCAACATCTCCCAGCAGTGGAGCTCGCTCGGTGCTTCGGACGGTGGTTGGTTCTCGCACACGACGACGGCGCAGACGTGCCACAGCGGCGCGTTCAACAACGCCAGCACGACCGTCACGGGCATCGGGCGGTACTTCGGGTCGCTGGGCAACGTCATTCCTGCCGCATGGGCGAACCGCGGAGGCGAAATCCCGCGCATCCCTGTGCAGGTAGGCGTCCTCGCGGGTGCCTTCTACGGACAACTGCGCGAGATCTACTACACGTCCGACAGCCAGACCGGCCTCACGTGGCGCTACCTGGGCGTCGAGCAGGGCTACATTGCCGGGTACCATCCGACGACCGCAGGCGACAGCCTCCTCCTGAAGGTATGAAATGGACGCGACCGACTACATCCTCTCCATCCTCTCGGCGAACCCTAGCGTGGTGACCATCGACCTTCAGGCGGGCGCTACGGTCGACGCCGCGCGCCTTCCGGCTGGCGTGGTCGTTGAGCCATGGGGCGAGGACTGGAGCGAGGGCTACGACGAGTCGGGTAACCTCGTGGTGCGTTTCCGCGCGTAGTGCGCTAGTATCGGCCCATCGGATGGGGGTCTGATGGGCGCTGAAACACCGACGACATGGACGCAGAAGCTGGTCCCTGTCCCCGTGTGGGCGCTCCTTATGCTCGGCGCGGCGATGGCCGGCGGCGGTGGCATGCTCGGGATGTCCCAGGCCGAAGCCTCGAGTGCTCCCGACCCGGCACAGATGGAGCAGATGCTCTCCTCGCAGCGCCGGATCGAGGGTCGTCTCGATGCTATCGAGCGCCAGCTGGCGACCGTCGCCGCGATGGCCCACACGCACACTGGAGTGACAAATGCCCCTGTCCCCTGACGAAATCATGAAGCTCCCGGCCGAGGTGCTCGTGCTCCTCGACGCCATCAAGGATGCCCGCGCGGTCGACGGCGACGGCGGAACGAAGATCACCCGTGCCGAGCGCCGCAAGCTGCTCGCGCTCGCGGGCAAGCTCGTGTACCTGCTCACCGTCGACGCCCTCGACTAGGAGGCCACATGCCCGCTCTCGACCTCTCCGGCATCAAGCAGTATCCGTATGTCTCCAGCACCACGACCCCGGGCACCTCGGGGCTCTGCCGCATCATCCTGCTGCCCACGAACGTGAGCCTCCAGATCACGCTCCACAACCGCGACAAGGCGACGAAGGGGCTGGCCTTCTCGTATGACCAGACCCTGACGGACGGCGGCGCGATGCCTGCGACCTACTTCTCGGTGAGCGACCCGATCCACATCAAGTGCAGCAAGAACCGTATCAGCGGGTTCGCGAACGTCACGCAGGTCGCGATCTTCTCTCCGTCGCACACGGCGGTGAACTGCGAGATCCTCATCGAAGAGGACGGCATCTGATGGAGCCGATCCACGTCGAGGAACCTGCGCCCGCGGTGACTGCTCACGAGCAGACGCCCGAGAAGGACGCCATCGTGGCGAGCGTGACGGATGATGCCGCGCTGATCGCCCACGAGGCGCAGGCCGCGACCCCGTCACCCGAGGAGATCGTCAAGATCGCCCAGGGCGCCGAGGAAGGTGGGATGCTCGGCGTGGTCCTCGCCGTCGTGGCGGTCCTCGGGGGCGGCGCGGCGTGGAAGTTCTACTCGCAGTCCAGCAAGCAGAAGGCCGAGCTCGCCAACAAGCAGGCCGAGCAGGCGCACGAACTGGCGATGGCAGAGCTCCACGCGAAGATGCAGGGGCCTACTACGAGCCCGCCGCAGTGCATCGCAGCGCACACCTCGCTCGAGGCCCGTATCGCAGCGGTCGAGGCCAAAGCCTCGCGCATGACCTTGCCAGACTTTCCCGACGACTTCGACGCCGAGCTGCTGATCGCGCGCGTCGAGAAGATCGAGAAGGCCGTGAAGAAGAAGCCCGCGCCCGCAGGGAGGAAGCCGTGAACCTGTCTCCGCACTTCTCGTTCGATGAGCTCACGCGTACCGGGCAGACGGCGCTCCAGGCGGTCAATCGTCAGGAGGCGCAGGCATGCATGGGCGCGCTCACGGCGCTCGCCACCACCATCCTCGAGCCTATCCGCGCGAAGTTTGGGCCCATCCGAATCAACAGCGCGTTTCGTGGTCCTGCCGTGAACACGGCGGTCGGTGGGAGCAAGACCTCGCAGCACATGAGCGGACAGGCCGCGGACATTGTCGTGCCGGGGCATCGCCTCGAGGACGTGTTCGCATGGATCGTGAAGGAGAGCGGCATCCCTTACGGGCAGGCCATCCTCGAGGGCCCGGGCGGGAAGGTGTCGTGGATTCACGTCTCGCTGGGCGAGCCCTACCGTGCCCGCGACAAGAGCCGCCAGGCGCTCACGTGGGACGGCAAGACTTACGCGTCGTGGAAGGGCTAGACGTTTCGTGTGCGGTTGAGGTCGGCGAGGTGCTCTCCATCGCCGACCCTCGACTACACGACTGCGCGTGGCCCGAAGGGCTCACGCTGACGGCTCACGTCATCGAGGTTGACCCTGTCGTGGTGCGCGTGCGTGTGACCACGCATCGGCTTTGCATCGAGGCCGAGGACGAGGCCGCACAGGTACGTCGCGTCTGGCGCCGTGCCGTCGCGCAGGCGCGTCAGGCGTGGGGACCAGAGTTCACGGTCGAGACAGTCCGCGGTGACTGCTCCGACGCCGTGCGCTCTGCCGACGTAGACGTGCTCGAGACACGATAGCGCGCAGCACGCACACGGCGACCCGTGCGAGCAGCTGCACCATCGCGCCAACGAGCAGCACGATGGTCGCCACGGTTAGCCACGCGACCACTACTCGACCAGATGCGCGAAGAGCGGCCCGAGCGTGAACCGGATGCGCGCCCGCGCGATCTCGGCGTACTCGGGCGAGAGCTCGCACCCGACGAAGCGCATCCCCTCAAGCATCGCCGCGCGCCCCGTGGAACCGGACCCGGTGAATGGGTCCAGGACAAGCCCACCGGGCGGCGTGACCATCCGCACGAGGTAGCGCATGAGGTCGGTGGGCTTCACGGTCGGATGCACGTTCTTCGGCACGTCTCCGATCATCTCGTCGCGGTCCTCTCCGCTCGCCTTCGCCGTGTAGAAGTACCGTGCCGCGTCGCGTAGCCCCTCGGTCGCCTCGTCGCTGCCGTCGTGGAGGACGTTGGCGGGCCAGCGGCCCAATATGCCGTCGGGGTAAAGGTCAAATGTGTTGATAGGCTTCTGCTCGCCGCCTACGTACTCGGTCTGCCATCCACCAACTGCACGGCGCAGTTCCTCGTCTGTTTGAACCCTACACCCATCCACATTGATCGCACCCGTACCGTACCGCAGCACATTCGCCGCGACGGTCCCGGTCAGCGGCTTCCGCGCCATGCAGATCGGTTCATGCGCTGGCTTTAGGGCCGTGCCCCAGCCGGACCAGCGGCGGGCGTCGTCGGTGCTTTCTCCCGTTCTTGACAGCTGGTTCTTCGTGACGTTGTATCCACCGGGACCGTCTGGACCCATGAAGCCTACGCCAGAGGCCGGCCGACTTTCGAAGGCTACACCCGCCGCTTTATCGATTGCCTTGGACACGTCATGCGATTTCGGGAACCCGCTCCCGTAGAGCCACATGATCTGGTCGCGCACGTCGAAGCCTGCGTCCTCGATGGCGCACGCCATGCGGTGGTAGGTCCGTGACCCCGAGAAGGCCAGAAGATGCCCGCCGGGCTTCAGCACCCGCAGGGCCTGCCGCCATACCTCAAGGTCATAGGCGATCCCGCTGGCGTCCCACTTCCGGCCCATGAATCCGAGTTCGTAGGGCGGGTCGCACACGACTGCGTCCACGCTCTCGGCGTCGAGCGTAGCCATGCTCTCGCGGCAGTCGCCGACGAGGATGCGCGCCCTCATGGGTTGACCTTCGCGTAGTACGCCGCGCGCATCTGCCGGTTCTCCTCGCGTACCTGCTCCAGCGCCGCGAGGCCCTCGGCCAGCACCTCACCGGGCGTGACGCCCGGATGGTATGGGTTCGCGCAACGCCACGCGAGACGACGGAGAGCGGACTGTGCCCGGTCGATAGCCGGGCAGGTATGGCCGGGGGGCTTCATGGCGCAGCCTCCAGAGCGGCGACGAGGGCGTCGGCTTCGGTGTGAGCATCAACAGTCCATTGTCCTAGGCCGTTCCTCCCCCAGCGTGCGACCCAAAACCGAGACACTGTCGCGTAGTAAACGTGAGCCTCCGAGCAGCGATGCGCCTCCCGCACCAGCGCGAGCAGGCACCCGAGCGTGGCGGGGTCGGTGAGGTCGGGGAGCGCCGTCATGTCTGCGTCCCACTCTCCGCAATACGCCTTGCCTTGGATCAAGTCGACGCAGTCGATAGTCTGTCCTCGGTCGTTGCTCATGCCTCGCATCCATCGCCAGCCCTTGCACGCGACGGCGCGCTTCGCGAGCGCGATCTGTTCCTCGGTCATCGCTCACTCCGAAGCGCCACGTCGATCAGGCTCGCGACCTGGGCGCGGTCCATGTTCTCCATGGTCTCGCCCCTAGTGTATGCACTAGCCACGTCCACGAGGCCCATCGCGACGGCTGCGCCCTCGGCCTGACGCTGTGCGTCCTCGAGCGAAGAGGCCCGGCCGCGCTGATCCGTGATGGGGTCGCGCGTCATGAGCTCCCACGTGTAGTGTCCTGCGGCGCTCTGGTTCACGATGAGGTGCGCCCCGTCCCGAAGGGAGTGCGTCCAGGCGATGTGCGTCGTGGGCTTCGAGATGGCGATCACGGTCCAGTCAAGAATCGGCATGGGGGTACACTCCGTTGAGGGCGAGGTAGACCTTGCGGGTGATGGATACGTCGTTGAGGCAGTAGTCGGTAATGTCCGACTGCCGGCCTTCCAGCCAGAGCGGAAGGACCTCGGACCCATGCCCTGACTTCTCGCCCACGCCCAAGGCACCGGCAAGGTCGGCCAAGCTCACGCGCTCACGCGACGGGAACGCGAGGTGCATCGTGTCCGTTACTCGCTTGCGATGGTCCTCGGTCACCTCGTGGAACCATCCAGCCAGCACATGCCCGAGGCGCGCGGACGTGATGTGCAGGCGAGGAATGTCGAACCCAAGCACGTTGTGCCCGACGACGTGTGCCGCCCACGCCTTGTGCTCGCGGAGGAAGTCGGCGAACTGCGTGAACATGCGGAGTTCCTGCTCGTCGGTGGGACCGCCCACGAAGCACGCAGAGCGCAGGGTATCGCTGTCATCAGGCTCCCACACAACGCCAATGCAGGCGATGCGCGAGATCCGCCAGTCGAGGGCGGCGCGCGACCAGGTCTCCTCATAGTTCTCCTGGCACCACGCCGCGATGCTCTCGGGCTTCTTAAACTGCCCGGGGACCTTCGAGGCGACGTACGCCGTGCGCTCGTGCTCTGGCCACAGCAGCGGAGGGAGTGTCTCGATGTCGATGTAGAGCTTTCCGGACTTCATCGCGCGTCCTCGAGGTAGGGAGCTGCGAACATGCCCGCGGGACCGAGCAGCAGGCACCACAGAGCGAGTTGGTAGTCGCCGCACCACGCGAACAGCGCGCAGAACGTGGCGGCGAGAATGGGAGAGAGACAGGTGACGATAGCGGCCATGTGGACCTCCTAGTGATGCGTAGGGCTAGAACGGGATGTCGTCGTCAGACGGCGGAGGAGCGCCTCGAAGCTCGGCCTCGAGCGGTCCTCCCGGGATGGGCTGATGCGCAGGCGGGGCCTTGTAGCGCCAGATCACACCCGTGCAGGACTTGTCGCGGCACTTGAAGTCGGGCGCCTTCGGGTTCGTCTTCTTCTCGCGGTTGTCCCACATGGCGCCGCCGCACTCGGGGCAGAGCGTGGAGCGAGTGTAGGATTCGACGGTGGCGCCGGGCGCCACGCGGTCAGCCACGCGCTGTGCGGTAGCGTCGAGGCGCGCCTTCACGTCAGGCGGCGGCATCACCGGCTCCTCGCGCGTGTACTCGGTGCGCGCCGTCTGGGGGCGCTGAGCGACGCTTGCAGTGCGCACGGGATGGCTAGCAGCCTCGCCGTCGTCGTCGTCGCTCACCACGCCCACGACCGATGCGAGCGTGTAGCGCCGCAGGTACGTGAGGATGGAGCCAACGACCTGCGGGTTCTCCTGGGCAGGACGCACGCCGATGGTCGAGCCGATGTACTGCCCGCTCGAGTGCATGAGCGTCGTGGTCAGCGTGACCTGTCCGGCCTCGTCGCGGCCGGGCAGCTGGGTCACGGAGAGGCCGTGCTTCGCGAGGGGGCCGCGGCACGCGTCCATGATGGAGGCGAGGTCGGCGTAGCGCGTGCGGAAGTGCGGGTTCGTGGCGTCCTTGCTGGCGGCGGTCATCTCGCCCTGTGCGGCGGCGAGGGCCTTTGCCAGCTCGCCGAGGTTGTCGCTTTGGTACATGGTCATGATCACTCCTTACGCGAGGCCGAGGTTGATGAGCGCGCTGCTGTCGAGCGTCGTGTAGTCGCCGGTGCTGGAGACGAGACGGTAGGTTCCGTCCTCGACCGTGACCACGATGCTCTGCTCATTAAGCGCCTCACGCTCAGCGATCGCGTCGGCTTCGTATGCGCTTGCCTCGATCTCGCGGTGGCCTCCGGTGACGGTCATGATGATGATCAGGGTCATTCGATCTCCTTCTGCCGGGTGGGGTTGACGACCCGACACCCACATACTATGAATGGGTTCACGGAACGTCAACCCGTGGAGAAAGAAAAATGGGATCACTCGCAGACAGACGTAAAGCCGCAGGGCTCACTCAGGCGCAGCTTGCCGACCTCGTCGGTGTGGGAATCAGCGCCATCAAGGCGTACGAGAACGGTCGCCGCCGGCCGGCCGCTCGCGTGATCATGGAGCTCTACAAGGCTCTGGGCCTCACGGCCTCGGACATCGCCGAGCTCTACATGAAGGACGGAGGTGCAGAATGAACGAAGCGATGCAGCTGCGCACGCTCATCGACAGCCTCCTCACGCGTCTGGAGACTGCCGAGCGTGCACTCGAGGACGAGAAGGCCCGGCACGCGGAGTGTGAGCGCAAGATGATCGACTACGCTACGCGCTGGGCGGTGGCAGAGGCGCGCCTTGATGGCGTAGTGCGCTTCGGTGCTGACGTGCTCGAGGTGAAGCCATGATCGAGCGCAACTACACCATCCTGCTCGAGCCGCGAGGCAAGGGGCGTCCCGTGTTCACGCGCGCGACCGGGAGCGCCCGCACGCCGGAGACGACCAGAGCGTGGGAGCACGAGGCGGCGCATCAGCTGCGCGAGCAGCACGAGGACGTGCCGTGCGACGAGACCAGCCCGCTGTGGGAGGTCGACATTCGGGCCTACCATCCGCGCCCAAAGACGCGCCCGTCCTACATTGAGCGCGCGCTCTGGGGCCTGCCCGAGTACCGCCTTCCGGCGACCTCGCGGCACGACCTCGACAACGTCGTGAAGATCACCCTCGACGCGATGCAGATCGCCCGCGTGGTCCAGAACGACCGGTGCATCGTCAGCATCGCCGCGTCCTCGTGGTTCGCCTGGGGAACCGAACAGCCACGGGTCGAGGTCACCATGCGCGAGGTGAAGCCATGACGCACGAAGAACAGAAGGAGCGCGCCGCCGTCCTCGCGCTGCTCGACCGCGAGCTCGAGGTCGCCGAGGCGCACGACCTGCTGATGGGGACGCTTCGCGTTCGGCAGCTGCGAGACATCATCGCGCGCGGCGAGCATCGTAAGGAGGAGTCATGACCGACCTAGACGACCTCGAGGCGCGCATCGCCGAGAACGAGAAGCATGGGCTCTACACGTCACCGGCGGTAAAGGAGCTCATATCAGAGTTGCGCGAGCTTCGATCAATGCGTAGAGCTGACAACGAGGACATCGCGCGAGCCTATGACTTCGCACGCGACAAAGGCCAAGCTCTGGAGCGCGCCGCCGTGGTGGCGTACCTGCATCACCGCGCGAATCTGTGGCTGAACGCAGAAAAGATCCAGAGGACAGAGGCAAGCATGGGCGTATGGCTTGTCTGCCAAGCCATCGAACGCGGCGAGCACCGCCGTAAGGAGGAGCCATGAACTGCACCCGATGCGGTAAACCGTCGCGCGTCGTGGACACACGCCAACCCGACGACAGCGGAGGCGTCTACAGCGGGCGCATCCGCAAGGCCGGCGAGGTGGCCAGCTGGTACACGTCCGACGTGGTCGTGCGTCGTCGTGTGTGCCCGGAGAAGCACGAATGGTTTACCGTCGAGCTCTCGACCGAGGACGTCACGGCGATGGTTCAAGAGGGCAAGCCATGAACGCGCCGACCGAACACGACCCCGTCCTCGTGCTGCTCTGGATCATGGAGCGCATGGACGGCGTGGCGCTGGAGTACATCGCCCGACGTGAGCGGATGCGGACCTCGACCATGCGGGACATCCTCGCG